CGTGTGGGGCTCTGCGTAGACGCTGGCTGGGCCAACCTCTTTACCGTCTCGTTTCATACTGTAGGCCATGATTTACCCCGTTTTCTGGTTGGCTGCACGGGACAGGTTGCGACCAACGCGCATCCGGTCTTCAGACGTAGGGCCACCTTTGGCTAATTTAGTCATAGGCTTTCCGGGATGTAGCTTTTTCTCGTGCTTATGCACAGCCTTAGCCATCATCTTTTTGTCCTGTTTCAAATCTGCTTTATCCATTTCAATCTCCTAAGTTACGCTCACCGTTACTGTGCCAACACTTGTGGTTCCGACCAAGTAATTGGGCGTTAAACCTACGTCTGTACTGCCTGCTCCACCAACTGGATTCCAGCCCCACTGAATGTCCCGACTACCCCCACTATTGTAGCCGTCAGTCATAGGGCCAGCGGTGATATACGTTGAGTCTCGGCGTGGATTTCTTAGAGCTTGCGGGTCATCTACCGGATACATACCAAGCTGCAATTGAGGCTGGTCGGGGTCCCAACAAATCTTACAGACCAACAGATTAAACGTCTTGGTCTTGATGATTTCCTTCTTCAACTCGACAAGTTTGAACTGCTGTCCGCATCTGTCGCAGATAGCAATTGCTTTCTTGCCAGAGGCGAATCTGTTTGCCATTAGATGTACGTCTGACGCGGCACAAACCGCACCGCTGCTTTTTCACGGTCTTCGGTGGAAGCCAGCTCCCATGCCTCGTCGTACTGGGCCTTGAGTACATCCAACCGCACCATTGCATTAGGGACTTTGAGAGCCAAGTAGTAGGCCAATCCTGCTACCAAGCAGTTCAAGAAGCGGAAAGGTACATCCATTGTGTTTACACCACCGCCTGCATCGTCAATGCGGCGCATCCGCCAGTAAACAAGGGTGTAGGTCTGGGAGTCGTCTGGTGTGGGCCATACGGTGACGGAGGGAAGGTTCTGCGTGTAAACAGCATCTCCTGATGTGTGTGCTGCTGCGGTGGTTCCGTTCTGCGCCCGAACACAGTTAGACAGAATGTTTCCCGTGGCGTACCCGTAGTAGATGGTCTCTGTGCCAATCAGGATAAATCCGGCAGAGGCTAAGTTGGCTGCCGAGGCAACCGTAATAGTTGTGGCAGTTGCGGTGATGGTGGCACTCAGGGTGGTGATTGCTGCGGTGGTGGAGCCGTCCAGCCGTTGGAACCACATCTGAATGGGGCGGGCTTGTTGCAGCTTGTTGGGGATGGTGGCGTATGTGGAGACGCTGATACGGGTGATGGTTAGGTCTGCCTGCGTTGAAACGCTGCCTTCTCCTGTTCGGATGACATGCTCTAACAGGTCAACGGTGTCGAGGGGCACAGGGTAAGTTGGCAGGCCGGGAACCAATGTAATCGAGCCCTGCTCAAACGTCCACATGTTTACACCACGATTGGCCCAGTCTGCGAACAGAAGATTCAATGACCGGCGGGCTGTACGTAGGTCGTATCCGGTACGTAATTCAGCACCCGTGCGCTCATACGCCTCCTCGACGACTTCCGTCAATTCGAGGTTGAATGTCGCGCTTCCTGAAGTTGCCATTATCTAAAACCTGCTGTTTTCTTTGCAATGCTCTTGGGCTGGGCTACAAACTGTTTACCTGCTGCTTTACCGGCGCGTTTTGCTTTGGTGGTTGCAGCGTACTCGGACGACGATAGTGACTTTATAGCAGCCTCAGGGAGGTATCTCTCACCTGTTTTTGACGACGGCTTTCCCGACTTGGTGCGCCATTTTTGGTCACCCCAATTCTTTAGGGACTGCTGCGGTGCTTTCAATCTCTGTACCCTCCACCTGCTTTTTTGTAACGCTGTGCCACCATCTGTGCCTTACGGGCCGACCACTGCCCTGCGCCAGTGCCTGCTGTAGCTTCCGCCTTCACGGCGTTAAAGATGCGCTTGCGTAACTCAGGCTTGGTGTAGTTGCCTGCGGCGTTAACCGTGGACTCACCGCCAGCAGCCATCTTCTTGGGCTTCTTGCCCGCTGCTTTCATAGCAATGGCGGTGGCTGCTTGCTGTGCCAATCCACCATCTTTGTAAGAGGCTGTCTTAGCCGCGTTGGCAAAATCACCTTTTTTTGGAGCGCCTGACGAACCCGCACTACGCATCTTCTCACCAGAACCTGCGGCTATCCGTTTTTTCTTTGCTGCAATATTTGCATAAAGACCACCGCCCGCATATGACTCCACATATTGTGGGTCATCTGTACGCTTGATGGTTTTTTTAGAAGGGTTGATAGCACCCATACCGCGAGAGGACATCATTTAGCACCACCTTTGGCAGTTTTTTTGGCTAGAAACAACTTGTCAACCATCTCTATCCGTTGAGGCTTGGTTGTGACTTTGTTAATAATACTCAGCCGCTCAGTTTTCTTTTTTCCTGCTTCATAAAAGCCAGATTTTTTAAGCGACTGAATAACTCCGCTTTTGACACTAGAGGATTTGGTCGCCATGATTAACTCTTTAGCAAGCCATGCCGCCCTTTTTGAGCATTTTGCCCTTAGTCTTGCCCTTTTGGGCAATACCGTCAGCACGAGCAGAAGCGGAGCCGCCTTTAGAGTAGGCCATGCCGCCCATATTCATCTTCTTGACGCTACCACCATGCTTCATTTTGCCTTCGCCGTCTGCGGCAAAAGACGGTACTTTTTTGCCGTCTTTCATAACCATAGGCATACCACCAGAAGCCATCTTCTTCATGGCTGAATCTTTCATCATCTTGCCATCGGGCATCTTGTGCATACCGTCTTTCTTCTTAGCCATCATTGCCATCATTCCGGGATTCATTTTTGAAGCCATAGTATCACCACCTTTGTTAAATAGTTCCATCTTGCCTTGTCGAGTGTCAGGCTTGTTGATGCGTTGCAAATCGGCCCGTGACTTGGGCCCCTTACCAAACTTCATCCCCTTGCTGGAATCGCTAAATTCTTTGGCAACGGGCTGAGGTATCCCGGACTGCTGGGCAAACGCTTTATTGTGCGCCGCAGCATCCATGAATTTTTTTTGCTTAGAGCTTGTTGCTGGCATCACTTCCCCGCTTGAATAAGCTGGTCAATTTTTGCTTCAAGCTTGTTAAAGCGCTGGTCAATGTGGTCAGTAATGCGCTGAATTTCTGATTGAGTAACGTAATCACGGGCAATTTCCTCGCGTGTTTTGTTGAGCAGTATGTCCAGCCGCTTGAGTTCCTCGAACTTGTCTTTGAGTAAGAAGCCAATTACGCCGGTTATTAAGGTCAGGGCAAGCGACCATGCTGAGTTCAAGTCCATTTAACACATCCGTCCTTTAGTCTTGCCACGTTGGGCTATGCCATCGGCGCGTTTAGATGCCCCAGATACTGTACCGCCTTTGGCGTACGGCTTGCCCAAATCTGCTGCCTTTTGTTGCCGTTGAGTTCTTAGAAGCGACACTTCCAAAGGGTATGCACTGGCAGCCGCTGGGTCAAACTTAAGTTGGTTTTCGTATGTCTGTCCTTGGGGCTGATTAGCGGGATTATTAGCGCGACGTTTCAAACCTTTCTGGTCGTTCAAGTAATCGCGCAGGTTGTCAAACCCTTTGGCTTTGACCATGTCCATAGTGACCATTGGCTGTTGACCGGGCCGGGTTGGCATCTTTACCGGGGCCGATTTAATGTCCAAACTGGCTCGGCCTTCGGGCTTGGCCCCTTCCTCTTCGCCGCGTTTGCGCTCGGCAATGATGTCAAGTTCTTGCTGGGTTTGTGCCATGATTTTCTCCTAACATTTCCATCTTGCTAAAGCAGCCGCCTTGCGGGTGGGCTTGCCTTTTTCATCCTTCATCGGCCCCGGCATGCCACTCATACGGGCGCAGAACGAGTCCTTGCGCGGGCCACCTTGTGGCTGGGGAGCTTTTAAGTTACTACCTGTTGCAGCGTTGTACTTAGCCCTACCCTTAGCCGTCAGCCCAGCCCCCTTGGAGACGGGCAGCTTCTCGCCACGACCGACCGAGAGAACCGGGCCTTTCTTCTTAGCCATAGAACACCACTGCGGTTGTAGTCGCAGAAACTACGGCAGAGATATTGGTGCTGCACTTGATACCTTCACCGGGAAACATCATGTAGATAGACCCGGCTTCCGCTGGTGCAGTAAACGAGAACATAGCCGTACCGCCTGTACCGTCGTTCAACACAACCGTTGCGCCCGTTGAGTAGCTGATGGATATAGCCTTGATGCGGGCTGGGCCAGCAAAAATAGTAGTGGTTGCGTTAGCTGCCGCCGCGCCACTCTTAACGTCTGTCTGCATCATAATCAATCTCCTGTAAAACAGGGGCCGAAGCCCCCGAGACTAATTACTGCTGGCTGGCAGAGGGGAACTGCGCGCCGTTGGAGTTAGCGACCACGTACATTATGGTGTACTGCACAGTACCAGCGGTCACTGCTGCAACCGTAGGAGTCATGGTAGCCACAATCTTTACGTCAGTCGAGCCGATGCCAATGCCGTTGGGAGCGTCAGTAGATGCTGCACCGCACCATGCGCCCAATTTAGCGGCTGCGTTGCTGACGGCTGCACGACCGGCGGAGGTCACGTCTGTAGCAGCCCAATACAAAGCGGCGGTAGTGCCATCACCAATAGATACGTTGGCAGCGGTAGAGCCCGTGAATGCAACAGTGGTGTCAATAAAGATGTCAACGATTTGAGCGCCAGCAGGCAGAACGCAGATGGTATCGGTGGTTGCTGAAGCAGCCTGACCCGTGTAGTTCTTTTTAAAGGTTTGAGAAACGACGGTAGCGCCGAGGTTCTCAATAGTGCCTACAGTAGTGCCGGTGGTGTTTTTGACTGTGCCAAGCAGCCACGGGCCAAGGTGAGTAGCGAATCCCATGATGAGTCCTTACATACAAGTGAAGCGCATCAATCGGTATGTCGTCTGCCGGGACAGTTTGATACGCCGGTAACCCCGGAGTGAGTGCAATATAGCATGGATTTAAACAGGATGCAATGAAAAAGGCCCCCGAAGGGGCCTCTCTCAAAGGTGTTTAAACCTTAGGCTCCGGGGGAGCCAAACATTCCCAGAGGGTCAGACCAGCCGAACGAATAACGCTCACGGGCCTTGTAACGGACGTTGCCGGTATCAAAGTCGCCGTCCATGCTATTGGTCAGGGGCATACGCTCAAAGTGCTTCATACCGTTAGGCACGTCAGTGCAGAGATACCAACCGTTAGCGTCTGTCAAGAAGTGGTTGACAGTGTAGCCTTCGGGGATAGAACCATTGTTCTTCAGCGCGTTGATATCGTTGTCGGTAGTGCCAACACGGAGGCTGGTTTCCAACAGACGGGTAGCAACGAACATCAGATTCACTGGGATAACCAGCTTGCGGGGCTTGGCTGCAATCAACAGACCTTTTTCATCAGTCCAACCAGCGATTTGAATAACGGCGGCTTCCAAGGAAGTCTCGTTTAAATCAGCAGCGGTGGCAGGACGATTGCTGTTGGTTCCGCCATTCACCAGAGGGTGAGCAGTGCTGAACAACGAAACGCCGTCGCCGCCAACATAAGCTGCGGAGAAACCGTTGTTGATGACAGATGCTGCTTTAACCTGCTTGGTGTAAGCCATACCACGAGCCAAGGCCTTGGTGTAGCGGGCAGACAAACTGTCGTACAGATTGTCTTCCACTGCTTCCTCGGTGATGGAGAAGCCCAGAGCTATGGTTTCGTGGTTGTAACGGGAAGTGAAGGCTTCCTGCGCATTGTCATAAGCAATGGCTTGGCCCTCATTCTTGACCGGTGCAGCACTAAAGCCAGCCAGCTTGGTTTCTTCTTCAAAGCTACGCTCCGACTTCTCGGTCTCGTAGATTTCCTTGTGCTCTTCGCCGTAGCGGGCATATTCCAGACCAAACAGAGCGTTAAGTCCGGGAAGGAGTTCCTTCAATAGTTGGGCGCGTGAAATAGCCATGATTTAACTCCTTATGCGCCAGTGGCAGAGTAGTAACCATGCAGTGCTTGGTTAAATTTAACCAATACTTCAGGAAACTGGG